GAGCTAGTTTGTTCTGAAATTGCTGTTGGCCAAATGCTTGTACTGCACTTGCCCCGCCTAACATACCTTCTAAAAGCGCCATAATAATCTCTCTTTAAAATGCAAAAGCCATAATGGCCATAGCACCTAAACTGCCAATAGTGCTGTAAGTTTGTGCCTTAGACTGCGCCTTTGCAGCTTCAAAAGCGTTTTGTCGCTGCGTAGCATTCCCTGCCGCAGAGCTCATCTGGCTCAGTGAAGAACGATTTACGCCTTGTCCGATATTAATTAAATCAGCAAGCTTGTTGGTGTTCGCTTCCCGCTGTGCGACACGAGCATCAGAAAGTGACTGGATACTTCCAAGGGTATTCGCCCGCTCTAAGGATCTGGTTTGTTGTTGCTGTTGAGCAGGTGTTAAAGCCGCCCCATATCGGCTCGCATTTCTACTAGAGACTCCTGCAGCTATACCAGAAGCAGCAGCACTATCTTCTCTTGCAGCATCAATTAAGGATGTATCGTTTTGGGCGTCCTCAATTAGTTGCTCTTCAAAACCCCGATAATTAGACACATAGTCTAAATATTCTTGGCGAGTCATATCTGCGTAGGCTTTGTCGGGGTCTGCGACGGTTGGTAGGGTACCTAAGCCACCATTGCCTCCCGCATATCCAGGGCCGTAGGGGTTATAACCGAAGTCCATTGGCATTTGTGACATTAGTAACTCCCTCCGAAATAATTCGTGTAACCTAAACGATTGCCAAACCCTGTGACAGATTGTCCAGCATCATTAACAGGGCTAAAGAAAGAGCCTTTGACTTCTTGAGGTGGACCCATCCCATCAGCGCCCATTTTCTCGCCTGTAGTGCTTTTGTTCTGCATACCCTGCATTAATGCAGCGCCTGCTACCTGTCCAGCAGCAGTCATCTTAGCGTTAGCAACTTCCTGCTTTGCTTTTGCTCGAGTTAATGCTTCTGAGGTTGCAAGGTTAGAGGCTTGTGCCATACCAGACTGGGCATCAGCCGCCTGGCCGCGTGCTGTGCCAAGCACACTTGTTTGCATTTTGTTTTTAATATCAAGACCAGATGTATTAGCTATGCCTAGTTGACCTTGTAAAGCCTGTGACATGTCGCCTGCATCTGCTCCCCTAAGAGCCCCTTGTGCAGAGGATTTAGACAGGGCCTGCATAGTATCTGCATTAGCCCTCCCACGGAGTGACTTGGTAGATTTATCAGTCAAAGATTCATCGCGCATCTTTTGGAGCAGCGGGTCATACTTTTCTTTAAAGTACTTGTGCTCTGCCATTGCTACTGATGCTGATGCTTTTTCTGCTGCTGAAGCCTCATAGTCTTGCTGTTTTGGTTTGCTACCCATAAACGTCTCTCGTATAAACAATTGTGTCTAACTGCCAGCCTTGCGAAAGAATATAATCTTTCAGTTCAGGCACTGCAGACCTAACCTCTAATTTTGAAAAACCACCTACCTTAGCCTGTTCTATAAAGAAGTTTTGATGGACTGATACTAAGTTAGTCCCTCTCTTCTCGGCCCAAGCTAGCCATATCAACATAGTCCTTTTACCAGTGAAAATGTCTGTTTCACCTGTAGTAACAACCATCCCTTCATCAGTTGTCCAAAGCGTCGCCTGGTCTTGGACGCAGGCTAGGTATATATCTGTAACTGTAAATGTAAGCTGCGGATTAGCCTCTAAAATTTCTTCTACTGCTGGAGCCACCCAATGAATGTTGTCCTCTATGGGCGATTCAACAGGGTTATCCACCGCTACCATACTGCCTACGTCTTGTTCTCCACGCTCCTGAAGTTCCACCATACTTAACCGTCCTAGCTACACCAGTGTTTGCGCCTCGCGCTTTACGCTCCGCGTCAGTAATACCTTGATTAAATAAAGATCCGTACACTTGTGCGCCTGTGAGGTCTGTCCAATCTTTATTTGGGATTCTTAATAATCTATATAAGGCACCATTAACAATAGTGTCTCGATAATCATTCATCACGTCGTTATCACAAGCAGCGCTTGTATGAGTAGGCTTTAACACTACTCTGAGAATTGTGCTACCAACACTAGTAGTAGTTGGAATAGGGGCTAGCCAGAATAGACTCGCGCCTTGTTGTACATAGTACTCAGGGACACCATTGCCTTCGCGCCACTTAGGTATACGCTGCTCGAGCAGGGTAGAGGTAATGGGCTCAATGTCTTTCCCAAGGTGCGTTACCCACAATATCTTTTGTACAGCTGTACCCGAGGGTGCCTCAAGATCATACTCGTATATATTAGATACAGTAGTTAATGGGTCTAATTCAACTTGGTAGACACTAGCCTTTTCGCATAATTCTATAACGGCTGATCTTATGCTGTTTTCAACTAGGGTATCTGAGCATCCAGACACCATAGGGAGTATCTCAGGGAGCAGCGTCTCATATGAAATCGCCATAGTTTATACCGCCGTCAGTTGTGCTCTACGTTCCATATTCGGATTGGTCATTGCATCAATTTGACCTTTTCCAGTGACTGAAGTCGTAAATAGTTGGAAATGGCTGCTAGCACGTTGGGCGTTGCCCGCGTATTCGGCATCTTTCATGTAAGCCATATACAAAACGTAATTCATGATTGCGTTAGCGTAAATATCTGGTATAGACAAACTGCCGCTTTGGGTAACTGCCGCGGGGTTTGAAGAGTAGATAATTTCTAAATATGCGTTACCTGCCACGCCAGGATAGACGTAAAAATTACGGGGGTTTGCTTCATCATATATGTAGTGCTTAACGATATTAGTATGCGCTGCGTCCCCGCTTACAGATGGGTCATGCCAATCAGGAGTTTGACCATCTAGCACTTCTCGATCTACGAGTCTTACAGAGCGTTTCCCAGTACCACTAGAAGCTGCCGACATATTTCGGACTGCTTTTAGTAGCCTATTCCCGCCGCTAGGTATGTCTTGCTTTGTACCAGTAGCAAGCGTGATGGTTGTGTTAGTAGCACTTGCATCAGGCTTTAATAGTGCTATTTCTCGTTGAGCATCATTGATCCACAATACTAACTCACTTACAACAGGCCATCTGACGCCAGTTGTATCTTGAAGTACGGTCTGTGCTCTATCTATTACGCTTTGTACTGTGACTGCCATGATATATACCTATGAGTTGAGGATTGATTCCCAGGCTGCTTCCCGTTCATCAGTGCCAATAGTCTCCCCCATTGCTTTATTTACTACTGCAGCTTTAGGGTGGCCATTAGTTTTAAAATTCTTTGGATCACCTTCGTCCATTAGCTTCTCAAGGACTGTGACCAATGTTGTATTAAGTTGTACCGATACCTCTGGTACGACTATCTCTATCACCTCAGCGATTTCCGCTTCTTCTTCTTCAACATATTTGTCGTTGTATTCTTTTGCGCCCATTTGGATTGCTAATAAACCAATCTCATCGGCTATGTCTCGCGGTACACCCGCTTCAAACAATACTGCGGTCCCACCAAGGGTTGTCACTCGTAATGACTCACTACTTACAATCTTCATGATTAACTCCTTTATAAATAAAAGCCCCCTCCGAAGAGGGGGCGGTAGTCTTACTGTGCAGTATCTAAAGCGATAACACCGAAGTCCTGTACAGAGCCACTTACGTCGCTGTTGTACTTAGGCTTACGGAGACCGAAGATCTTGCCTACAGAGATACCTGACTGGTTACCGTAGTCGAAAGTATCTTCAACCATTTCAGGTAAACCAATGTCAGCTAGTGCTAGAGCCTGAGCACCACAGAACAGAGCACGTCC